GAATTAAAAATAAACTCATCAAACGCACCATATCTACATTTATGACCAAAAATATATTTTAAACCATATTTTAATCTCTCCCAAAATGGCAATTTGTTTAAATGTATGTGTGCATATACCATTGGGTATTTACTACCATTGTCTAATTCATCTTCACTGTAGAGTATTACTAATTGATGGTCAGTTGAATGACAGTTACAAAGTAAAATCTCTTTATCGTTATCTTGTTTCATATTATATGTGGATTAATTTCTCTTTCATACCCTTCTAATTCTTGGTCATATTCGGAACAGGGCCATTCCCGACCTTTATCATCAATGGGTGTCCAAACTTTGTTGTCTTCCACCCATTTCCAATCAACACTTTCTATCCCTTCAGGTGATTCTTGCTCGTATAATGGAGGATGATATGTATTAACATCAATATGTCTATAATGACAGTCACATCCACGATGGACACATTCGTCACAAAAGTATGGGCTACTGCCAGAAGAATATCCTGGCATGTAACACCATACAGCAACTTTACCACATTCACATAGTTCTTTAATCATAAGTAACCTCGTTTGTTTCAGGGTTCCAATCAATAGTTATTGGTTTTTGAGTATAAGTGTATCTTTCATCTAAAACCGCAGTATTGAAGTGATGTGTATCTCCTTTTCTAACATAACCATAACCTGTGTGGATATGACCAACATTATGAAGTTTAACATTCAATCTTTCTAATCTTTCTGCTAATAACTCACAACCCAAATTATCGTGTCTTCTACCTTCAACGGTATCTAATATACCAAATGCAGGTCCATGAGTTAATAAGATATCAGTATCATCAGGGATTGCTTCCCATCTAGATGCCAATCCAATACCATTTTTTTGAAGATTAAAAGCCCAATCGTAAAACCAAGGTTGCCAAGGACTACCATAAATTTTTACTTCTCTTTCATCACCAACTTTGATTACCAATTCACTATCTTGAAGATAAGTTATTCCAGTGTAGAAATCTAATATTTCTTTTACTTTGTCAACATTATCTTGAAAGCCCCAATCGTGATTTCCCGCAATGAATACTTTGTGAGTATAACCCTCAATACCATTAAACCATTTACAGAACTCTCTGATTTCATGTTCGTAACCCATTGAAGAGATATCACCACTATGTACCAACAAGTCTCCACCAGGTAAATCTAATGTAACTTGTTTGTGTTTATTATGAGTATCACTCAACATTGTTATTTTCATAATTTCTATTTTTTTACAAAGATAGTAAAAATAGTTTAATCTTCGTCATAATCTTTTCTATCTTCTTCGTCTTCTTTTTTGTCATCAAAATTAAATCCGTCCCCAAATAAATCTTCACCTCTATAATCGGGATGTTTTTCGTGCATATCGGTGATACCTTTAACCCAAAGGGCTGAGATACCTAAAACAACAAAAAACATAATTACATAAACTCCTATCATAACTTATTTTTTTTTAATTTAATCCCACCAACCCTCAATATTGTCACTCATAATATTGAATAACAATTTTCTTGCTCTATCGTGATTTATGTGTCCAATATTCATTGCAATGATTTGTTTATCGTCTTTACGACCTTCTCTACCAAAAACACCCTCACCATTGATTACTCTTTTGTAAATAAGTGGGTATTTTTTGAAGTAATCATCAAAATTTTCTTCTAATAATCGTGACTCCCAAGATGATAATCTTTCGTCACCCGGAACCGGTTCAAACCAATGTTTAGTTTTATGAAAATCGGAGTATTCTGAGGAATAAAACTCTTCTTGAACCAATCCCATTAATTTTACACAAAGTCTCATTCTACGAGCATCTTGTTGAGCACGAGTGTGTAAATCTCTACGACCAATATAATCGGCTTGAGCGGATAATTTGTGTTTCATTATATCAAAGATGTAATGACTATCCCAATTTCGGTCTTTCCATATGATTGGAATCCAATAAATTAGGTTTTTTACTCCTTCCTTAATGTATTTGTGGTAATATCTACCATCGTGATTCCACCACGATGGAATAAATTTTAATTTTCTTATAATCCAAGATTCTTTTTCACGCTTCTCAGCCCATTGGTCAAATATATCTTTTTCTGGTTCCATAATTATTTTTTACAAAGATAGTAAAAAAATAAGACCCGTCAAACTAAATTCACGGGTCTTTTGGAAAGATATATGAGAACACTCCTTGTGGAGCGATGTGTAACAAATAAATATGAAAATTATTTAAAAAAGTCCACTTTTAACTAGCGTTAGAATGAATTTTTTACTCTATCCAATAATTTTTCATCAAATTCAACACCATGACGCTCTTTAAAATGTTTTAAAAGAGTTTTAATAGAACCTAATCTATCTATTTTCTTAAGTAATAAATATGCACCTAAATCGGCGTCCATTTCTTCATTGTCGTTTCTTGGTCCATCATGTCCTAAAATAATATGAGATACTTCATGGGCTTCTATAAACTTAAGAACATCAGCATTAAAGTTATTAATGAATTGTTCTCCATCTATAATTATTAGATTTTTACCAGGCACCATAAAACCATAACCATATTCATCAAAAATTGGTTTAAGGTCTTCGTATTGAGGATGCTCTGATAGAACAACTGCGATTTGTACGTCAGGTAAAAATTCGCTATTAAAAATTAAAGGTTCCAAATTATTTTAATAAATTATAATATTCCTTGAAATGTTTTATTCTATCTACAAGTCCAATAATTCCACCATTAACTCTTTTCGTAACGGCAGTTACAGTAATGGCGTCAGCCCCTTTATCACAAATAGACCATAATTTATTTGAATCAAAGAAAAATGCTGCAGACGCTAACGGATATTTGGTAGCAACTAAATCAGGATTTGACACAGTGTCCTCACCAATGAACTTCGCAAAGTTTTTATAGTTGTCTTTACCAGTTAATTGGATATATCCTCTTCCACGAAATTTAAATCCCTCTTTTGTTGATTCGTCTCCATTACCCATTCTTCCACCATACACTTTTGATGCAATTTTTTCAGGGTTTCTTGCGTAAGATTCTGCTAAGTTACCAGGAAAGTATTTTGGAAATATCTTTTTAAGACCATCAACAGAATAGTTAACATTTTCTGATACCGCTTTAAAACCTCCCGATTCATGACCACATTGGGCCAAAAAGTGAGCCAATCTTAATGGGCTAGTGATATTGAATTTTACCGCAGTTTCAGGAATCTGAGCAATTACTGATTCAGGAATATGACCTTTTAATTTTTCTAAATTGAATGGACTATCTTTTGGAATGACAACATCTTCTTTAATTATTTTGACAGGAAACATTTTGTTCCAAGTTCCGTCACCGACAATTCCGTCAGGGGTTAAACCATTTTTGGTTTGCCATTCTTTAACCAATTTTTCAGTTCCAGGGCCGAAAGTACCATCAGGTGTTGTTCCTAATTTTGATTGAAGTTTTTTTACTTCTTCTCCTTTTGAGTTAATTTTTAATAACATAGTAATTTGGGTTTATAACCAATAAATAGTTTATAAACTTATAGTTATTGACTATTTATTATAAATACACAATTAAAATACCAATCAAATATAAAATGGATAGTTTACGAGAATTAATAAAAGAGTCTTTAGAGTCACATTTTGACAAATCTTTGATTTTGAAAGAAAATGTTGAAGTGTCTGATGAGTTAAAATATCATATTGATAATAACATGACATTAACTAATAATGTATTTAGAGTTTATTCTGAATCATATTTTAATTTGGTTAATGAAGTTAGAGAACTTTGGAATGAAGGTAAAATTGACTTAAATGAAGATGATACTTTAATGGTTGAGTCTGATTTAGGTAAAAAAGTTAAAATAGGTAAAAGACTTATTTACCTTGATGCCCCATACATTTATGAAACAGAAACGGAAGAAGATATTTTAAGAGAAGCAAAACTTCACGGTAAAAATGTTGAATTAAATAAACCACATAGAACACCAGGTGGTCCTAAGAAATTTGCGGTTTATGTTAAAAGTAAAACAGATGGTGTTAAAAAAGTAACATTTGGAGACTCTAACTTAAAAAATAAAACCACAAACAAAAAAGACACAAAATCATTTAGAACTCTTAATAAATGTTCTCAAAAAACAGATAAAACAACTGCAGGATATTGGTCTTGTAATGTTGGTCGTTACGCTAAACAATTGGGATTATCTTCTTCAAATTCTTAATAATGGAAATAGATAAAATTGAAAAATATTTGCAAGTTTATCTTGACGATGTCTTAACACCTGAAATTAACAACGAATTAGTTGGTGAAGACGATGAGCCAATCAAACTTAGTGTTCATAAAATAACTTATGGAATTGCAAATCCTAATAGAATAAATTTTTTCTTAGATATGGACCCTGATTGGACAAAAGGTAGTTATACTTATAAAATCAACACAGATATTAAAAATTTTTTTAAAATGTTAGGTCTTGATAACAGTTTACACATTTATTGGAACCAAAGACCTTTATAAAAATAAAAAACCCACTTTATAGTGGGTTTTTTATTTTACGCTCTCATTGGTATTAATTCTGAGATTGAATCCTCTGGATAATGTTCTCTTGCAACCTCCCTTAATTGTCTTACAACATCACGGTCAATTTCTTCTCGTATTTGTTCGTCCATACCCATCATAGCTTCACCCATGTATCGTGGAGCATTAACTTCTATTTCTTCAACCTGAGGTTCCGAGTACAAACGTTTAACATCATCATTACATTCTTTGATAACTTGGTTTGATACTTCTTCACTACATAAATCTTTATTTGTTTTGTCAGATTTAAATATTTGTTTAACAATAGAATATAAATAATCGTCAGCCTCAACATTTAAATAATCAACTCTACTATCTTCAGAATTCCAAAAACTAAAATCATCATCGTTCTTTAATCCTTTATATCCGGCAAATTTATACCCACTTTGTTTATTAATGAAATAAACTAAAATACCTTTTTCCCAATATTTTTTAAAATAATGTTTGTCTCTTTTATATGTTGTACACCATCTGGTTGTTGCACCATATTTGGAAGACGCTTGAAAAGTTAATGGTCTAACTACTAACCATTTTTCATCTTCAAACTCTTTAATTACTTGACCTTCAAGGTCTTTATTAAATTCTTTCATTGATGCTAATGTTATCCCAGCTCTTAAATCATCTATTGTTGAATAAGAAGTAACATCTTTATTTTCAATTAGATTTTTATCCATGTATCTGATAAAATCTTTTATTGTTGTAAGATGGTCAGTAACAAGATAATCCGTAAGATTGTAAAGTGCAAATAATTCGTTATCGGTAAGATTATCCGTAGAAATACCCCTATCCAATAAACTTGAATGTAAATCTAATTTTGCTTCATCAAGTCTTTGTCTGTTAGTTCCGTAATTATGTTTTATATTAAATCTTACCCCTAAAATTTTACATAAAATTGGGAAATATTTGTAAGTGTTTGAAGTGTCAATCCTTTTGAACAAATCAAACATAGTAATGTTTAATTCAGGAAACTGTTTTTTTAATTCATCTATTCTAGACATAGGTTTTAATTTTTTTAAAAATATAATTTAAATAAAATTATTAGTCAAAAAAAATACCCCATATTTCTATGAGGTATTTTTGTTTTAAATCAATAGGGACAGCTCTTTCACTCCTGTCTTTTGTCTCTGTCGCGTACAGCACTATTGATTTTGCGGAAAGAGTAGGATTCGAACCCACGGACCCCTTACGAGGTCTTCAGTTTTCAAGACTGACGCAATCGGCCAACTCTGCCATCTTTCCAATATTTTTTTTGTTATTCTGATACAAAAGTAATATATTTGTACTATGAAAACAACACTTACCCTTATTTTATTTTTTATTTGTTCATTAGTGAATGGACAAACCTCTGATGTGATGTATGTGCCAAACGACAAAAGTGCCGTCGTAACATACAATAATAATTACAATGGTCTTGGTTTTTATGTTGGTGGATACATCACCACATCGTTTCCACAACCATATATCTACACAACTCCTCAATCAAGAATGAACCGAGCTGGTATAAGTCTTACCAATCATAAGGTATCTGTCATGGGTGGAGTATTCCTTGAAAATTACTTAGATGAAGTTAAGTTCAAACCTGATGTTTGGGTTAAAATTTATCCACTTAGAATCATCTTAGATGTTAAAGAAGGACCTGATTTTACATTAGGTGTAAACTATATGAATGGAATTAATTATGGTGTGGGGTTATCAATCCCAATTCGGTAGTATTTATAGGTAATGAATTTTATAGATTTTCCAATAGAAAGAATTAACGAATTTTTTGCCAACCATACATTTGAGGTTTATTTACAACCTACACATGATGAGGACTATTCTGTGCCAACAAATGTTAAAGTAAAATTAACAGGTGTGAAAGATTATTATCATGTGGGCGATAAGAAACCACATGTTGAATATACTATCTATATCCTACCTACAAATGAAACCTCAGACAGGTGGAGTAAATTGTATGGTGATATCTATGGTAAAAAAGTTTCAATTAATACCACTAGCCAACAATATGCAAACATTAGATGGATAATGAACGAGAAGTTAACTGATTTCTTACAATATTTTGGTGTGGAAAAAAAGGCGATATGCACTAGAGTGATAAATGAAGTTGCTGAGGACAAATTGAACGAATCAATACTTGTTGAAGGAAAATTAGATAAATTAACCAGAGTATTGGTAAAAGACATTATAAATTTTTTCAAGTATCAAAGAGAAGGTGAGTTCACTTTACCTGAAGATATTAATGGGGATGAGATGGTTTATACTTACCCTGGAATTGAAGGATTTGTTATTAAATTGAATTTAGAATTGAGTGATGATGTGGATACTGTAGATGTAGACGCTGAATTACGATATGACGATGATGATGTGATTGTTACCATCATTTCAAATCCAAATGCGGGATATTCTATTTTAGAGGAATTAAGCCACGAATTAAATGAGGTTATTCGTCATGAATTGGAACATGTTAAACAACATGATGAAGGGTTTGAAACACCAGAGGAAGAAACTGAAGACCCTGAAATTTATTACACGCAACAACATGAGTTAGAAGCACAAAGAGCAGGATTTAATAGAAAATCTAAAACAACAAAATTAGATTTTGAAACATTGGTTAGGAATTGGTTTGAAAAAAATCCTCATAAACATAGATTGAATCCGACTCAAAAAGAAAAAGTCATTGCAAAAATTTTAAATAATGTCTGATTTATCTAATGTTCTTAAAAAAATGTTAATGTCCCACCCTTTTTTAGAGGATGGATGTGAATATCATTTTATTAAAATTAAACTTGATGAGACAGGGTTTATACCCATATATGATGTCACTATAAATGTTATTTTACCTAAAAAAAATCAATCATATGCAATACCAGTTTTTGAAAGTCATATAGATGATATTATTGATAACATATCAAAGTATCTTGATGCTACAATATCAATAAATGCTCACATACTGGTTAATGGTAAACAACCTGTTAAAGGTGGTGTTTATATTAGTCCTGAGAAGGAACAAAAAGTATTAAAAAAAATTCAACAACGAATTCAAACTGCGGAACTTATTACAAATAAAACAAATTGGTTAAAATTTAACATACATTGGGAACCATCTGATGGTTATTTTAGTAATTTTGATGGGGATTATATTACTTTTTATTTTTACCTTAAATTATCAAATTTTAAAATAAACGGTAAAACAGTATCACCTAATTTAGACATGATAGATGAGTTGGCGGGCGTTGTTAGTGATATGATGTATGATTCGGATAGATTTAAAGATGAGGTAGAAAATATTCTTTATAGTACATTACGAGATGAAATTAATTTATTAAAAATTGATGACTTATACGTACAACCCTTGTGGTATGTTAAATCAATAGATGGTTTAGACGTTCACCCAACAGCCAATCATTTTGATATTAATGATGAAATGTTTACCTAAGTCTTTCTATTATTTTTCTAAGTACTTGAGATAATACTTGTGACCCAATAACAACAACTCCTGAAGCAATAAGTCTTTCTGCAATATGTATTCCAGCCTCTTTTGGGTCAGAGGTGTTATAAGCAATAGTTTGGATATCTAAAATAATTGGTATTAAGAAACTATAAGCAACGGTTTCCATGAAACTACTTGATGTAACTTTTAACGAATTAAGAAATCCTTTAAATGAAGATTTTAAATCTTTAGCTTTTTCTAAAACGATTCTAAAAGTGTCTTCAAGACCCTCTTCTTTAATTTGTTCTAAAATGTTTACAAGTCCTTTTTTACTTTCAAAAAATATAATGAAAGCGACTCCCGCTAAAATTAAATATCGTTGGTCATCGGTTAAATCAAAATTTCCTGTTTTGATAAAGTTGTCTAATGGCATAACCATACCTCCAACAGAGGTACCCCAAGTTAATAACATTTTTAAGTTAAACCCATAAACTTTTAGTACTCTACCAACAAGATTATTTGTGAAAGAATATAGTACTTTCATATAATCTGTCATCTTAGATTTATCTTGTTCCGTTAAAATTGTTCTCAGTTGAGATTCGTTAATTAAAAAATCCATATAACAATAAATATACTGCTTATATTTATTGTTATGAAGAGTGAATTAAATCCAAAATTAAAAGTAGGTGATAGAGTGATTTGTTACCATATGGACGGAGAAACTGGAGTACCTCCTGGTACTGAAGGAACTGTAACTAAAGTTCAAAAAGACCCATTTGAACCGAATGAGGATGATTTAATTATTAGTGTTGATTGGGATAATGATAGTAGATTATCATTGGTTAGTGTAACGGACGCTTGGAAATTATCAAAAAAACAAATTGAGGAGGCTAAAACGAATACATTATCAAACGAATATAACTTTTTTGCGGATAATCCAGAAATTTTTGAAAATTTTGATTGGAAATTTTTAAGAGATTATCTTTATAAAGTAAGAAAGGCGAGCCCCGTTAACATGTTTCAATCAGGGCCATTTTTATACTCAGGTAAACAATGGATTGACCGATATTACGGAGAAAACTTGGAAGACAATGAAGACTTCCAAGATGTTCTCAATAATGCTGAAGAGGCTAAAGATAAAATGGTTCAGGGAACCATTAAATGGATGGAATCTCAAGGTATGGAGATTGAATTAGATAAAGTTAATAGAACTATTGGTAAATTGGCAACAAAAATAGTTCAATTATACATGACATTTCATTAATCCTGTCTACCATAATCATCTTCAAGTCTTATAATATCTTCTTCGTCAAAAGATTCTCCTGTTTGAACTTCGATAAAAATTAATATTTCATCACTTTCGTTAATTATTCTATGTTTTGAACCTAAAGGAATGTGAATTGATTCTCCTTGATTTCTAAACACTTTTTCATCATTCAAAATTATTGTTGCAGAACCTTTAACGATTGTCCAATATTCTTTTCTTTTTTCATGATATTGGTATGATAATTTTTGACCTGGATTTACCGTAATTTGTTTTACCTTAGTATAATCGGTGTCTAATAAGATTTCGTAAAATCCCCATGGTCTAATATCACTAAACTCAAGTTTAACTTGTTTGTTAAGTTCTTGTAAATTTTGTTCATCTAATTCTGTTGTCGTGAATTGTTCGTTTGATAATTCACATAGGTAGAAGTGATGATTCACATTGTATTGTTTTCCTCTGTAATTTAATGTGGATGGTTCCGACATTAGTTTCATTTCTTTTCCGGTTAATGGACTTTTCATATCTAATTTAATATCCAATTAATTAACGCATTCATTTGATATTGTTCTTCTCTTATTCTGATATGATTTTGAATATTTTCAACAGTGATACCACTGTAGGTATTTGGATTTTTGACCATATCATCTAAATCTTCGGTATGTTTCAACATTTCTTCGTACTTCTCTCTTATTTCTTT